CTATGTAATCATACGTTTCTATAGTTCCTTTGTTATAGTGTGGTGGATGATTAACTTTGTCGTTAGTTGTATTCTCATAGAGATTTAGATTAGAAAGAGGATTACTTCTTTGTACATAATCTCCTACTGTCTTATCATCTTCTCTATTGTTCTTTTGCATAAAATTATCCATATTCCCCTCATTATCGTTTATGATAGTCACCGCTAACCATGTCTAGATACAGACAAAGAGCCTCTCTAGCTCCTTTTACACCGCCCCATACAAAAACGTACTTGTTCTTCTTTTCAAATTCTTGTATAAGAGGATAAAAGGCGTGCATTACTGGTTCTGCTCCTAACTCAAAACCAACTTTTAACATATAAGTATCTAACATACCATCAGCACTATAAACTTTTTTAAGTTTATCGTCTATATAGCAACTTCCTATTATGTTTTTTCTAAAATCTTTAATGTCCATACTTCTTCCTCAAGTATTTTAAACTAACAAACATCTCATCAAACTGACCGTCATGTACGTCATGTAACACCACGATACCTCTCCAGTGAGTATTACCTTGTATACTCATATAGTCCTCATTGTGTAAGTAACAAGAGCCAGCTATGATACAAGTGATGATAGAACCATCTGCTCTTTTGCCATAGGCTACTTGTCTGCCTTGCTGATGCCCTACTACACAACTCTGGTGAGTCTTGTTAACCATCGCGGAAGCAGTACCAATAGGTCTACCCATAACACCACTTACAAGGTAATGACTATATACAATCCCGTCAATGCTAACAGTATCAAGGAAACTAAACACCTCCCAACCAGCCTCTGAGTATCTGAGATCATCTGTACCAATAGTGCCGTCGAGTTTAGAGTCTCCTTCGACTGCTCGGTCAATTCTTTGTTCGTGGTTGCCAAGTGTGAGAACCATTCTGGGTCTATATTGCTTGAGTTTTTGTTTCTTTCGTTTTTCATTATATTCCCTCAAAGGGTTAAGTAAAATGTTCATACCTTCTTTGGCAGCTTCTATATCATCTTTGTATCTTCTACCTTCAAACGACTTCTTACCTATATCGAAAGAAGATAGTGATGGCATATCAGCAAAGTCACCAATTTGTACGATAACATCAGGTTTCTTATCAACTATATATTTTCCAATCCATTCAAGATAACCTAGTTCAACTCCAGGTTTAACTTGTGTATCAGGTATAATTAAATGTTTCAAGAGTTAGCCTTTCTTAATAGTTCAAAATAATGTTCAGCAGCAACCACACATAAAGGACTACATCTATTTTGCTTAACCACAACAACTGGTTCTGCACCACTAGGACAGTTAACTGTAGCTTGTTCATAGAAGCCGTATACAGCAACCCTAGCCCTACTTTTGCATTCAATAGAAACATTTAACTTCTTCCTAGCAACTGGTGATAGCTGTATATCTTCACCGCCACAACCCATAGATGTTGAACGTACATCATCACTGGTTAACTTGAACTTCTCTATTATCAAGTCTCTTACCCATTGTTGTAGGCTTCGACCTTTTCCTTTTCTGCTGCTTGTCTTCAAGTTTAATATCCTTCCGCTTTAGTATCCACTTCTTAGGTATGTTTATCCTACAGTTACTTTGGTCTTGTGATACAGTATTTGCTAGAGTCAAAGCGTCTTTAGTTTCATCAATAATAAATCCTATACTAGTACAATCATGTAACTCTGACTTAATATTATCATCCCATCCAACATCTGCTACTGCGTCTTTCCAATGTACTAGAGTTACTCTGGTAGCATCCAGAGTTCTTCCTTTTTTCTCCGTATCCATAATAGTCTTCCCTGTTCCAATAAGTAGTCACGATTATATTTATACTCTTCTAATACTACTCTGTATAAGTCTTCTTCCTCTTCTAATCCATCAAGTATCTTATTAGCCTTCTTATCGCCAATACCCTTGATACCTGGTATATTGTCTGTTCTGTCGCCTGTTAACAACTGTTTATAAAAGTTCTTAATAGCTTCTTCTTCTGTAACATTATACATTTCATTTCTATGAAAGTTATAATGCCAACCTCTCAAGTTATCTAAGTCTTTATCAATTGAACAGATAACATAATCTCTAGGGTCTAGTTTGTAGGCTTCTATGCCTATGGCATCATCAGCTTCTTGTCCTTCTTGCATTTCAAAGCCCCATGCTTTTTCCATGTATTCACGCATAAGGTTAAAATGCTTTGGCTTTGCTATCCCTATCCTGTGTCCTTTGTATGTTTTTGTTACTGCTATATCATCTCTATAGTTGCCTCTACCAGTTAGATAACCTTGTGCCTTTTCACAGTTTGCATGAATAAACACAAGGTCTTCTAAGTACTCCGCTAGTTTAGCGATAGCGATACGCTCACTAGAATCCTCACAACCAAAACCTACCCTGTAAGTAAGAATATCGCCATCAACTAGAGCAATCACTACAACACATCCCCATCACCACCGTCTTCAACATCACCTGCATACACCTGTAAATCATTTATTACCATTTTCTTCAATGTTGGTGACGTACCTTTACCCATCTTACTCTTCCAATCATAGGAAGATACAATGGCTACACCACTAGAACCATTACCAATTGCAACATCTTGTAATGAGCTTCCTTCAAGGTCTACAATGTTCAAGGGTCTAACACTACGACAAGTAATAAAGTTACCTTTATCTTCTTTGTTCTTAGCTGTAACTCCTAGTTCATCTTGTAATGCTTTCACAGCCCCATCAGATAATTCACATAAGTCTATCTGATACTTTTCTGACAAGTCGTTTGTCTTGTTATGAAAAGCCCACATAACCTTAGTTTGTAACTTAATTGACTTTCTGGGTTCCATAGATTCTCCTTAGTGTGTTTCTTTCCAGTTATTACCTACTTTATACTCACCATCCAAAGGACAGTTTAACTTCAATGCTCTACCTGCGTTCACTATTGATCTGACACCTAACTGACCAACAAGTTCCGCATCTTCTTCTTTTACTTCTAACTGCCATTCATCATGCACGTTTGCTACAAAGTGTGCATCTAGTTCATACAATTTAATATACTTATTAAATATCACAAGAGCCTTCTTCATCACAATAGCACCAGCACCTTGCAATAAGGTATTTAATGCTGCGTGTTCTGAACGAATAAATAACCGTCTACCGTCTAAGCCTGGTAGTGTTCCCCTCTTTTCTAAGTTCACAGTTATCTTCTCTTTCAGTTCTGCAAGGGCTGGCACGTTCTTCATAAACTTCTTTATAATAGATGCACCATTTGTGCCTGTGATACTACCTATCTTCTTAGCACCTGCACCATATAAGAAAGCATAAATAAAAGTCTTTGCTTTGGCTCTTGTATCAAGCCCTGCTGCTAATTGGTTCTTAGTGTGTATGTCTCCATCAACTACCTCCCTTGTGTATTCTTCATCATTCATATAGTGAGCTAACATTCTTAGCTCTAAGCCACTAGCATCAATACCTACCAGCTTGTAGTTGGGGTCAACAACCCATTGCTCGCGACATTCTGAGCCATATTCTGCGTTTACTGATGGTATTTGTGCTAGGTTTGGACTGTGGTGTGTCATTCTTCCTGTTACTGCTCCGTTGGTAATGACCTTACCATGAACCCTGTGTTTGTCTGATACAGCTTCAATCCAAGAGGTAACTTGAGAGAGCCTTTTCTGTAAGAGTAAATATTCACAGATGAGTTTTGCTTCTGGAATATCAACGTCTCTAAGAACTGACTCGTCAACAATGACCGAGCCTTTGTCTGTGTACTTCTTTGGCTTCCATCCAACTGCTTGTAACCTCTTAGATATCTGCTGTCTTGATGCTGGATTAAATTCTTCAATATAATCCTTTAACGGCTTTCCTGTTTTTTCTGAGACTCGCTTGTGAACAATGGGCTGAAAGGATTTTTGTAATCCTTCACATATTTCTTCCATTCGTCCTGACAAAGTTCTGCATAGTCTTTCGCAGCCTTCGACATTGAGCTTAAAGCCTCTGCTGACTTGCTTGCTGACAATTGCACAAACTTCATGTTCGAGTTCCACACACTCTGAATTAAATCCATGATTTTCTTTCTCCTTCATAAGTTGGTTATACACTTTTTCTAATACCTTCACATCATTAATACAATATTGTCTCATCTCTTCTGAGTATTGATCGAACTGGTTGAACTCTGTTTTAGGGAAGCCTAGATCCTCTCCCCAAGACGCAAGAGAGTGCTTTGTCCTCATTGGGTTCAGCAATCTGCTTAACACCAGAGTGTCTAAAACCTGTTGCAGCTTGATTCTTAAACCCCATACCCTGTTTAGAACTGGGTAATCGAACCCTATCCCGTTGTGAGCTACTAATACTTTTCCCTGTATCTCTTTTTTTAGACTTTGTGGATCTCTGTGGCACTTAATTATTCCGTTTGCGTTTGTTACCACTAGATGAATCTTTTGGTGATCCATCGTTGTCTCCACGTCTAAGAATACAAGGTTGCTCTGTTGTCCAATCATTATGCCCCTCCAGGCGTGATTTTATTGTGCCATCGTCGAATAATACATGAAAAGTCTTAACACCATTATTATTTTCAGTGACACTTAGACTTATCGGTTTGCTCATCTTCGTCCTTTTCTGTGTTAGTATTGGTACTAGCATACCACAAGTCGAGGTTTTTGGCAAGAGTTTTAAGGAGCTTTTCAAGAGATTGTTGTAATTTATCCATTGATTGTTGTAAAATAGCAACATTAAATTTTACTCCGTTTTGTTTGTTTTCCAACTCCTGAATTTGATTTTCTAGTTTTGATAATTCTAGTTTAATTTGAAAGTCATCCATTACTATAGTCTCCTTCTGGTAAATTTTCATATTTGTTCGCAGCTACCTTTTTAATCAAGTCATTCAAAACATAGGTATAACCAAGTTTCATTAACTCATCTGCAAAAGCGTCTACACTCATCGCAAGTGTCTCATGGTAAACTTTCTCGATTAACTGCTCATTGATTTCGTGGCTCATCGTTTAAACACTCCTTTCTATTTCTCTTAGACTTTCTTCATGTTGTTCATAATCATCTAAATCAACTTCTTCATAATCATCCATTACTTAACCTCCTCTAAGTCTTCTTCAAATACTTCATTCATACGACCAGTGCTACGATCATAATACAATGCACAAGCCTTACCTGTCAAGCCTGAATATCTATTTTTTATAACTCTTACTCTTGTAGTGTGTCTTTCCGTTACATCATCAGCCTGACTGTGCCTTTCCAAACCAAACACCATATCACTAAGTTGACCAATTGCACCAGAGCCTCTAAGCTGGGATAGGCTTGTCACTGCTCCTTCTTCATGCCCTGTGCCTGGAGGTCTACGCAAGTGTGAAACTGCAAATAAAGTGATATCACACTCCTGGCATAACATCCTTAACTTTGTGGTTATTTCATCTAATGCCCTACGTTCATCTCCTTGTTGCTGGTCTGAGACCACTATACTTATATGATCAAGAAAGATAAATTTACAGTCTAGTGCCTTTGCCATATAACGTACACGATTAATAATGTTATCAACACTAGTGCTACCAAAAGAGTCAAACAAAAACAACCTACCAGTTCCCAAAGTAGCATCAAAAGCAACTTGTTTTTCTTCCTGCGTTGCTTCCGTTTCGTTTAGATGTAATGGTTTCATAGCGTCCAGACTCATAATTGATAAAGCTGTGCGCTTTACAGACTCTTCTAAAAACATCAAACCAATGTTCTCTTCTGTGGCTTTTAATAACTTGTATACAATTTCTCGTAAGAACTGACTCTTACCTAGTCCAGAACCTGCTGTAATACAGACTAATTCACTAGAACGAATACCACCAGTTAAGTCATTTAAGCCTCCATAGGGATAGATAGCAATAGACTTTTGAAGTGGCTCTAGTACCAATGATTTTAAGTCTTTACCCTTTACAATGCCATCAGGCATGTAAACTTGTGAAGCCCACCAGTCCTCAGTAAAGTGTTTAAACGCTGAGTCTGTAGAATAGTCACAAGCGTCTTTATAACCCTTACGCATCTTCATCATTTTAGCTTTGTTAGGGAATAGTTCTGCACACTCTAGCTGGGCTTTTTGTCCTACGTCATCATTATCAAAACAAAACACAATCTGGCTGAAGGATGATAAATATTCATAGGCATCTTTGCAAGACTTAACAGCGCTTGCACAACCGTCACGCACCGAAACAACTGGAAAACGTAAGTCTGCGCTTAGCATCTGACTTGCTGCTAATGAATCTAATTCTCCCTCAACAACTGTAATGATCTTTGCACAACCTGATGGATAAACATCCATGCCAAACAAAGGTTTTTTATCACCAACACCAGACCATCTAAAGTTCTTATTTTTACCTCGTATTTTGAAAACATCTTTCCCATACGGGTAGTAATGATCCCCATTTTGAGTGATTTTTACCCCATATTTCTCCAGAGTGCTTTGTTTGATGTTTCTATCGGTTATGCCCTGTGGCTTGAATACAGGCTCACTAGCGTCTTTCTGTGCTTTTGGGTGTATAGATAACACTTCCGCGGTAGAAATGCTCTGGTGAGCTTCTGTGGGCTTTTTATCACGCTTTAATGGTTTATTACACTTGTAGCAGAAGAAATAACTGCTTCCATCCTCCTTTTCATACTCTCCCACGTTTGAGCTGCCAGAGTCTGAGCAGTTCACGATCTGAGAGCATGGTAAATTACGAATAAATTTACTTTTAGTTTTCATAAATTCCTCATTATTGAGACTACATAGTTATTATAATACATAGTAATAATAATCATAATAATAATTATTATAATACATAATAATATATTACATAGTAATAACATATTTTACAGCAAATGTAAATAACACTTAAGTATCACTCAAGTGTACATTGTCGTTTATATCCAACACTTCTGCTCCGCTTGAGTACCCAAAATTATCATCTAATTCAGGCAACGGTAAACAGTTTACGCATAGCTGGACTCTTTCATTGGTGTTACTACCTATTATATTGTCTTCCTGATGATCTAATATACAATCACATGATAAACACTTCATTATTTATTCTCCTTAGTTTTTAATTTTACGAACTCAATAATATGCTGAATAATTAACCAGACGTTTAAACAGCCTATTCCGAATATTATAGCACAAGCGATAATAACGTCTTTTAACGTAAAATCAGCAATACCCATGAACATCGAACCAGCGGTAAACATCACCACCGCGAACGCTACAAACAAGCTGGTAATATCTAAAACTACTTTTATTTTATCTTTCATTGTTTATACTCCTCACCGTCTAAAAAGTCAATATCGTCATAAACATTAAAATGAACATTAAAAGGGCATTTGTGCCAAGTAGCAAACTTTGATATTTCATAACTAGAACCATTCCCGTTATTCAATGAGTTTTCAACATCGTAACACCACTCATCAAAAACCATGTTTTCAAAGTTTTGAAGTTTTAAATTATTTTCTAAGGCTTCCCGAAGTTTTGCTTTTCCAGACTCGTTTAATACTTTCATTATTATTTCCCCTTCACAATTGAGTTAATATAATCTTGATCGACCTTACGACCAATATCTTTACCTCTTAAATACTTATTGATATGCTTTGTAGTAGTAGCTGAGTAATGATTACTAGTTCTGAATGCTCCGCTATCATCCCAGCCAGCTACAGGCGTAGAATAGCTAAATAATACAGATAAACCATTAATGTTTAATTCTGTCATATTGCTACCAATAGATTTTATTTTCATTTTTATTTCCTTTCAAAGTTTACTAATTAACATAATAGAAGACTCTAGCAAAGAGCCTTCGATATGTCAAGTATTATTTCATATCACTATCACAGATAGGGCATATACTAACAAAGTCTCTATCATACACTTGATAATTTTTATCAATCGATAAGTCTATATATTTTTGAGTCTGTCTATAACTGTTATCGCAACCAACGCAAGAAACTTTAATTAATCTAGCCTTTTGTTTTTTGGTTCCGCTCTCTAGTTTCATTTTATCGTGCGGATAATCACCCAGTTTTGAATCTATTACAGGCTTATACTTATTGATAAACTCTTCACTAGCTTCTGTTGCTGTAGGCTTACCAGTTAATCCAACAGCATAAGCAAGACGTTTAAACGGTGTACCATGTCCACTAATTAAGCCGTCGATAGCGTGGCATAACTCATGCGTGAGAATATCAAGTACTCTCATTGGGTTATCTTCTTTAGCAGTAATAAATATCTCATAATGTCCGCCATCGCTTGCTTTGTCGCTCCAGCAAGTACCAATTGCTTTACCTCTAGTGGGTTGTGTTACTGATACCTTAACCGATGGAAAAGGTTTATTAAAATGCGGATACTTACCAGCTAGTAATTTCTTTTGCTTTACTAATTCTGGCTCTAGTTCCTTTACAGCGCCATTGAGCCATTCTTCTCTGGTGTTATATTTAATCATTAATAATACCTCCTAGTCGTTTAAATGTTCACCCTTTCAATGTAAGTGTACTATTATTAAATGTCAAGTATTTTTTATGTAATTAATTGTATTTTATTTTTCTATTAATTGTTTTAATTTGATAGTTTAAAACTATGATAACTGATTGATACTAAAGTATAATATACTAAAGTATTAGATGCACCGAGATTGTGCATAATGCTACGTTGTGGTGCAACATAGAATCACACGCGAGAATCATGCCAACTTTACAATCATAACTGTAAACTTTAGTTGACACTAGCAATTATCATGCCATAATGTCCCTGGTGATTGAGTGGTTATTGTGGCACAGAAATTGCTATAGCAAGAATCATGCCAACTTGATTGATATGGGGGGAGGGGGTATGTTGTAGTGTTGTATTTATGCTGAACCCACACCGACACTAAAAAAAGTAGTTGACAAATCAATAAAAATATGCTAGAATTATGCTTTTGAAGAAAGAGTCTATATAGTCATACTGGACATTCAGTTTCATAGTAATTAATTATTAATAATCATTTATTATTCTTATTATGAATTACTATGAACATTATAACTATATTGACCTATATAATGAGTATAGGAAATCAATGGATATCGAACACTCTAAGAATATTGAGGAGGAGTTAAAAGACTCTACTCAAAGCTCAATAGAACAAGAGAAGAAAAGAACATACGCTACTAAAGCCAAGACTCTCACACCAGTAGGCACTAAAGTAAAGAGAAGACCTGGTAGACCCTCTAAGAAGGAAATGGAGTATGTTGCTCTCAAAACAAAGAGAAAAAAGAGTTCTCTTGTCTCAAAACGAGAAGAAACACAAAAGATTAGAGAACTTATGGCTAGGATGCTCATTACCAATGGTGACAGGGTTCTCAAGAAAACAATAGACATAGCCATGACTGATGAACACCCACATCAGATGGCAGCACTGAAGCTACTAATGGATAGAGCATTACCTACTTCTATATTTGAAAAAGACAAACAACTAAACAAAGGAATAACAATCAATATATCATCAGCAGCAGAACCAAAACCTATAGTAATAGAGGATTCTGATGGAGCTTGATGTAAAGTTATTATCATGGCAACAGAAGGTATGGAATGACCCTACCAGGTTCAAAGTAGTAGTAGCTGGTAGAAGAACTGGTAAATCCAGACTAGCAGCATGGTTATTAATTATTAATGCTCTTCAAACTGAGAAAGGTCATGTCTGGTACATAGCCAACACTCAGGGACAGGCTAGAGATGTAATGTGGTCTACTCTTCTTGAGTTAGGACACCCAGTAGTAGATTCTAGTCATATTAATAATCTACAGATTAAACTCATCAATGGTACTACAATATCATTGAAAGGTGCAGATAGACCAGAGACAATGCGTGGAGTATCTCTAAAGTTTGTTGTAATGGACGAGTATGGCTCTATGAAGTCAGAGGTATGGGAAACTATTATCAGACCTGCTCTAGCTGACCAGAAAGGCTCTGCGTTGTTTATAGGCACACCTTATGGTAGAAACCATTTCTTTGACCTCTTTAACTACGCTAACGATAGCGGTGATTCAGAGTTCAAAGCATGGCATTTTAATTCTTTTGATAATGATTTACTAGACCCAAAAGAAATAGAAGCAGCTAGGAAGTCAATGTCTAGCTTTGCTTTCAGACAAGAGTTTATGGCTTCTTTTGAAGCTGCTAGTGGTGGTTTATTCAAAGAAGACTGGATACAGTATGATGAACAAGAACCAGAAAGAGGTAGATGGTATATAGCTTGTGATATTGCAGGATTCTCTGACGTACCTAATGCTAACACTGCTAGGAAAAAAAGATTAGACCACACCGCTATAGCAATAGTAAAAGTAGATGAAGATAGATGGTGGGTTCATAGTATAGAATATGGTCGATGGAATATTAAGAAGACTGCTTCTAAGATATTTCAAGCAGTAACAGACTTTCAGCCTTTGTGTGTAGGAATAGAAAAAGGTGTTGGTAAAAATGCAATAATGAGTTACTTGTCAGATATGATGCGTCAATACAACACATACTTCAAATTAGAAGATGTAACTCATGGAAACAAGAAAAAGATTGATAGAATTACATGGGCATTACAGGGTAGGTTTGAGCATGGTAAGATTACTCTGAATAAAGGAGAATGGAATAAAGAGTTCTTAGATCAGTTGTTACAGTTTCCTAACCCACAGGTGCATGATGATTTAATAGATGCTTTGTCGTATATCACACAGGTACAGATACCAGAATATACTACATACTATGAAGAAGAAGAATACGAACCACTAGACACGATAACAGGCTACTAGTAGTATACCGTTATGTGTACCACTCCTAAAAGGAAAACAATATGTATGATGACAGTAAAACAGTAAATCCTCTTGTATCATGGGTACTAGGTCAATGTGACCAATGGAAAGTACACAGAGATACAAACTATCTGGACAAGTGGCAAGAGTATGAAAGATTGTTTAGAGGTATCTTTGACCCAGCAGACAAAACCAGAGATTCTGAAAGAGCCAGAATAATCACTCCTGCACTGCAACAAGCAATAGAGTCACACACAGCAGAAATAGAAGAAGCTGTGTTTGGTAGAGGAGAGAAGTTCTTTGATATTACTGATGATGGTTTTGATCCACAGAAGATTGACATTCAGATGATTCGTAGTCAGATGATAGAAGACTTCAAGAAGGGTAACGTAAGAAAGTCAATCTCTGATATTATCTTACTATCTGCAATCTATGGTAACGGTATTGGTGAGATTACTGTATATGAGAAGAAAGAACTAATACCAGCTATGCAACCAGTAGTAGAGATGGGTATTACAGCAGTAGGAGTACAAGAGAAAACAAGGTTCTGTGTTGGACTCAAACCAATCACACCATACAACTTCTTGATAGACCCCTCTGCAAGCAACGTACAGGAGGCTCTAGGCTGTGCTATTGAAGAACTGGTATCTATCCACTCTGTAGTAGCAGCAATGGAGTCAGGAGTCTATGAGACTGTCTCAGACCTATCTCAGTATGCTATAGAGACTGATTTAGAACCATCACAAGAAGTATCTGATTATCAAGAGAACAGAGTTAAGTTGTTAAGATACTATGGACTCATACCAAAGTATATGATAGAGAATCAAGATGATTCAGAAAAGTATGAAGAAGTATTCAACAAACAAGCAGATGAGTATGGTACTCAAGCAGCAGACTTTAGTGACCTTGTAGAAGGAATAGTAGTCATAGCTAATGAGCAGTATTTACTCAAAGCAGAAGAGTCACCATACATGATGAAAGATAGACCTATTGTTTCTTTTCAAAATGATAGTGTTCCTAATCGTTTCTGGGGTCGTGGTATTGCTGAGAAGGGCTACAATATGCAAAAGGCTATTGATGCTCAAGTGCGTTCACACCTTGACAGCGTAGCACTAGCTACAGTACCTATGATGGCTATGGATGCTACCAGACTACCTAGAGGTGCTAGGTTTGAAGTAAAACCTGGTAAGACTATTCTTACTAATGGTAATCCAGCAGAGATACTGTATCCATTTAAGATAGGTTCAGTAGATGGCTCTAATATCAACACTGCTACTTCCTTTATGAATATGCTATTAATGGCTACAGGAACAATAGATAGTTCATCATTACAAGCGATGACTACTGCTGAAGGAGCAGGATTATCTGTAGCATTATCATCAATCATAAAGAAAAACAAGAGGACATTAATAAACTTTCAAGAACAGTTCTTAATTCCATTTATAACTAAGTCTGCACATAGGTTTATGCAGTTTGAACCTGAGAAGTATCCTGCACAAGACTTTGTTTTTATTCCTTCTAGTAATCTTGGTATCATAGCTAGAGAGCATGAGCAGATGCAGTTTATGAATTTACTGAAAACACTAGGTGCAGAATCACCAATTGTACCATTAGTTCTATCTGCAATCATAGAAAACTCTAGTTTGAACAACAGAGAACAGCTTATACAACAGCTACAGCAGATGATGCAACCTAATCCACAGGAAGCACAGTCACAACAAGCTGCTATACAGCTACAATTACAGAAAGCACAGCTAGAATTAGCTGATTTACAAGCAGATGTACAGCTAAAACAGGCTAAAGCACAAGGAGAAACGGTAGAAACACAGTTAAAACCAGTAGAAACACAGGCTAAGATAGCTGCTAGTGCTTCTAAGTACCTTGGAGACGCAGATGACCCTTCAAAAGAGTTTGAAAGACGTATAAAACTAGCAAATGTGGCTTTAAAAGAGAAAGATATAGACACAAAAGCTAGAATTGCAGAATTACAACTACAATCTTCAAGAAATACTTGACTTTTACAAAAAAGTGTGCTATAATCACGCAATAATAAAGCAAAAAACGTGCCAATGGATAAAAAAATATTAAATTACTATGATAACCGTTTTTCAATGATGTCTTCACCAGGTTGGAAAGACTTGATGGAAGATTTACAAAAAATGTATGATGAATACAAAAGTGTTCAGAACTGTGAAACTAGTGAAGATTTTCATTTTGCTAAAGGACAGGTAGATATACTAAAGTATATGTTAGGGTTAAAAAATATGTCTGAAAAGGTATATGAAGATTTATGTGCAGAAGAAGAAGCACACCCTAATGAAGACTTAATGTATGTGAACACATAATGACTAAAAGAATATTTGAGTTTCAATGTAAAAATAATTATGTATTTGAGAAATACATTGATGATTCAGTAAAAACAACTAACTGCCCCTCTTGTAATGCTGAAGCTAAACGCATAATCAGCAAACCAAGAATAGACCTAGATGGTTGTTCAGGTGACTTCCCCACTGCATCAGATGCGTGGGTTAGACGTAGAGAGAGTCATATGAAGTATGAAAGAAAAGTGGGTATAGGTCAAGAGTATAGTAGTATGGGACAAGGTTAGACCCCCATTCAAAGTGTCTTTCCTAAAATGTCAACTGACACAGGAGAGTAATAGTGGCTGAGTTTGTAGAAGAAATAGAAGATAAGAAAGAAGAACCACAGCAAGAAGAAGTAAAAGCTGAAGAAGTTAAAACAGAAGTAGAGATTCCTGAGAAGTATAAGGAGAAAACTCTTCAAGAAGTTATATCTATGCACCAACAAGCTGAGAAGTTAATAGGCAGACAAGGTACAGAGTTAGGAGAACTTCGTAGGGTTGCTAATTCTTATGTTCAAAGTCAACCACAAACAAAGCAAACAGAACCAGAAGAATCTAATGATGATGATTTTTTTGCTAACCCTAAACAGGCTGTAGACAAGGCAATACAAAATCACCCTAAGATTAGACAAGCAGAACAGTTAACCCAAGAGATGCAGAGGTCTAAAGCTCTTTCGTCACTGAAAGAAAAACATCCAGACTTTACTGATGTAGTAAAAGATCAAGGGTTTCAGGACTGGGTAAATAATTCTAAAGTAAGAGCAGAGTTATTTATGAGGGCTGATCGTAGGTATGATTATGATGCTGCTGACGAGCTTATTTCTACATGGAAAGAAAAGAGACAGGTAGGTAGTAAAACTGTAGAGATGGAGAAACAAGCTAGGTCACAAGACATTAAGAGTGCTACTACAACTGTAGCAAGCGGTAGCGGAGAAGCACCATCAAAGAAAATCTTTAGACGTTCTGATATACGAAATCTTATTAACAGTGATCCTAACAAGTACGAATCTATGTTGCCAGAGATTGAAAAAGCACATAGAGAAGGAAGAGTTAGAGGATGATATTTTAGAAAAGGAATTTTAAAATGGGTTTAGGTACTAATCATGTAATTAATTCAGAAGTCAATACCGCAGGTTTTATACCTGAGATTTGGTCGGATGAAATTATCGCTGGTTACAAGAAGAATCTTGTAGCTGCTAACTTAATTAAAACAATGAACATGAAGGGTAAGAAAGGTGATGTAGTTCACTTTCCTGCTCCTGCTCGTGGTGCAGCAACAACTAAAGCTGCTGAAACAGAAGTTACTCTTATTCAAGAGTCTGGTACAGAAAAGACTGTAACAATTAACCAACACTATGAGTATAGTCGTTTGATTGAAGACTTTGCTGAAGTACAGGCATTGAGTTCACTAAGACGTTTCTACACAGATGATGCTGGTTATGCGTTAGCTACTAGAGTAGATACAGATGTATTATCTTTAGGTAGACAGTCACAGGCTGGTTCTGGTAGTGCTGCTTATGACAAAGGCTTCTTAGGAGGTGATGGTTCTACATTTTATGTAGCTGCTAGTAATAACGAAAGTGCTATTACTGATGCAGGATTTAGAAGAGCTATCCAGCGTCTTGACGATCAAGATGTTCCTATGGATAATCGTAACTTTGTTATCCCACCTGTAGCTAGAAACGTAATGATGGGTCTATCACGATTCACAGAACAAGCATTTACAGGTGAAGCTGGTAATGCTAACACTATTAGAAATGGTCAGATTGGTGACATATATGGTATTAAGGTATATGTATCTACTAATGTAGACACAACTAACGGTTCTGGTGCTGCTAGAGTATGTTTGTTATTCCATCCTGAGTTTGGAGTATTAGTTGAGCAACTTGGTGTTCGTGTTCAAACACAATACAAGCAAGAGCATTTAGGTACACTTTTAACTGCTGATACCTTATATGGTACTGGTGAGCTAAGAGATACATCTGCTGTTGCACTTGTTGTCCCAGCTTAATTTTAATAACAGGGTTGGCTCTAGTAGTCAACCCTTTTCTTTATAAGGATGAATAATGGCTACAGTAAAAAGAGGAGAACTCAGACAGTTTCAGGGAGCTTTTTCTGATACCTGGGCAATCAAAGATACATTTAATTTTGGTTCAGTAGCAGATGGCAATGAAGAAGCTACTGCTATTACAGTATCTGGTGTAGGTGTAGGTGATATGGTATTAGGTGTAGCAACTAGCAGTTCTGCACAAGATTTAAACCTTATTGCACAAGTAACAGGAGCAGATACAATAGAGTTTCAAGTAGAAAACAATACAGGTGGTGCTATTGATTTAGCAACTGCTACATATACTTGCTTTGTTGGAAGACCAAACTGGTAAACATTATAGCCCTCTTCGGAGGGTTTTTTATGTTAAGGAATAATTATGGCTTTTTTTAGAGGTACAGGCGGTGCAGGTACTGCTACATTTGAGCAACTACCTTTAGCTATCAGTGAGGGCGGTACAAGTGCGACTACTGTAGCTTCTGCTAGAGTAGCTTTGTTGCCTTCTTATTCTGGTAATGCTACTTTTGTTCTAGCAGTAAATGCAACTGAAAATGACATAGAATTTGTCACAGCAGCAGCAGCGTCTGCTGTAAACTATAGTGATGCTACAGCAAACTTTACAGGAATATTACAAGAAAGTGGTAGCAATGTACTAACAAGTGCTGATATTGGTGTATCAGTAGCTTCTGCTGGTGTTACAGGAGGAGGAGTAAACTACTCTGATGCTACTGCAAACTTTACTGGTGTATTACAACACAGTTCCAGTAATGTACTAACACAATCAATGATAGGTGTATCAGTTCAAGGTTATGATGCTGATACAGCTTTTTTAGATGCTGCTACGGCAAACTTTACAGGAGTGCTACAAGATGGAGGAAGCACAGTTCTAACAGAATCAAGTACAATTGAAGGGGGTACTTACTCATGACAACCATTTTAACTAAGAAGAAAGACTCATCAGGAGTACCAGCTACCGCTGATATCACTAGTGCTGTTGGAGGAGCAGAATTAGCAGTTAATACTGCTGATAAAAGATTATATACAAAGAATAGTAGTAATGTTATTGTAGAAGTAGGTACAAACCCAGCAGCATTAAACTTAAATGCAGATTTAACAAACACATCAGGTAACTTAGTAGTAGACCCTGCAACACAAGTGTTTGAGATAAAAGGTGATGGTTCTTCAGCAGAAGGACAAATACAGTTAAATTGTCATGCTAACACACATGGTCAAAAGTTAAAAGCACAAGATCATTCTCTTAGTGCTACAAATACAATGTTACTACCTTTAGGTGCTGATTCTACGTTAGTATCTGAGGTAGGTACAGCTACGCTAACAAACAAAACTTTTGATGTTGTTAATGATGCAGACGGTAATTTAAGAGATATACCATTAAGTACTAAAGTTTCAGGAGCTTATACATTAGCCATAGGAGATGCAGGTAATCAAGTTACAGTAAACTCAGCAAATGTTGTAATAACTGTTCCTACAGGAGTATTTGCAGTAGGTGACATTGTATCAGTTATATCAGTAAATGGATGTACAGCATCATTAGCTTGTACTGCTGTTAATGCAGTCAAGGCAGGAGATTTAGCAGCAACTGCTTTGCATACACTAGATGCAAATGGAGTTGCTAGTATCATGTTTAGTTATTCAGCAGACTTAGCTGTTCTTACTGGGAATATTTCATAATGACTGGAATACATCAATTATTATTTTCTAATTTTGGCGATAAAAACCCTTTTGATGGAACAATCGTAACTTTTACTGGAACTCAAAACTACACAATACCATCAGGCATAACATCAGTCGATTTTGTCATAGTTGCTGCTGGAGGCGGAGGAGGACGAAACGGGGGTGGAGCTGGCGCTGGGGGAATGCGTGAAGGCACTAAAGCAGCAGGAACGCAATTATCTGTCAATCCTGGTCAAACATATACTGTAACTGTTGGAGGCGGAGGGTCTGGCGCACAAACAAGAACAGGTTCAAACGGGGGTAACTCAACTTTTTCAACCATTACTTCTGCTGGGGGCGGAGGAGGTGGTGGTCATGCTGGTGGAAGCAGTGAAAATGCTGCGGATGGAGGATCTGGAGGTGGAGCAGATTCGCAGGGAGGGACTAAGGGTGATGGTAACGAGCCTAATGTTAGTCCAAGTCAAGGAAATAACGGAGGCACCGGAGGAAATTCTGGTGGTAACTTTATGTCTGGAGGAGGCGGTGGAATAAATGCTGTTGGAACGAATGGCTCTTT